TAATCGTGGAAGCAGTAGCTGTTTTCAAGGCTGTAGCAACATCTTTTTCCAATGTATTATCATGAATTTGAGTGGCATAATCACCGATTAAACCGGAGATATTAGCGGCACTTGCGGCATCATCAAGCATTTCTTGTGATACAGGGATAGCACCACGATAAGTCTTCAACTTAGCACCACGATAAGTCTTCAACTTGTAGTCAACACCGGATAATGCAAGCTTAGCCAATTGAGGATTCTCAGCTAATTCAGCGGCGGTTGCAAGACTAACGTCAGTAGAAGCCATGACAGGCAATGTACCAGCTGGGGCACTCACCTGAATATGGTTAGCAAGGCCGGATAACGAATTGGTATTAGCTGGCTTTTCAATAGATTGCAGAACATCATGGGGAATGGCAACACCGTTGTTAGCAGTTGTGGTACCATCCGCAATGCTCATATCCCGGGTTACCAAGTATTTTTCAAACACTGACTTTTCTGAATTAGGTTTTACTGTTCTCATATTTTGATTTTCTCTCTTTTCTTCTTTATTAGTTTTTGCATCTTCTTCTACATCATCACCGGAGTCATCAGCAGAATTATCATCAGCAGAATTATCGTCTGGTTCATCATCTCGGGTATTAGTAGAAGTATCATCTGCTGGTTCCGTTGAAGCATCAGGATTATCAGTTGAGGTATCATCAGTAGAGGTATCTGATTGCTTTTCATCAATTCCCTTTAAAACTGCTGATACTAACTGGTTCAACTGGTCATCAGACAAGGTGTAAGTGTCATCAGACAAGGTGTAAGTGTCATCAGCTGGTGCCTGAACATTACCCTCTGTACCTTGTGGACCTTTAACTGAATCCTCTGGTTCAGTTGCTTTGTCTGTTACGTCTTTTTCCATATTTTCTCTTTCCTCATTTCTGAATTGTTGTAAGCTACGTTCAATTTTCACCGATGTTTCTTGATACGCTGGGATTGGTGTAAGGGATATCTCAAATAATTGGTCAATCTGGTTGATTGTGTGTACTTCATTGCCATCCTTATCTAGTCCCCAACTATCATCAGCAATGGTAAATCCAAAGGATAATCCCTGAAGATTACCGTTCTTAATATTGGTGAAGGTATCGTTACCCAACTGAGTATCAGGCAAGGTAGCTGTAAAGTTTAACCCTTTGTTATTAATGGTTATATTCAACGTTCCAGCGTCAACCCTCGCCAAAATGCTGCTGAAATCATGGTTGTACAGTAGCTGAACAGCACTGAAATCAACGTTCTTGAATGCTAGTGGACTCACATACTCGATGAATGGCATAGCCTCACTTGGTTGGTCGAATACCACCGCCGTACCAGAGATAACATGGGAACCATCGTTGGCTGTTTGTGTGTCCCTTATTTGTAATTGAACTGAACGAACGTCCTTATTAGTTATTTCCGTGGGTATCACCTCCAGTATTGGTAGTATTAGCTGGTACATTTTGAACTATGAAACTCGATGGGAGTACATTATTCTGTTTGAGCAGTTGCTGAGCCTGTGGTGCTGTGATTACCGGATTATGACTATTCATTAATGTCTGAACCAGGGTAACCAATTGGCTTCCATCGACATCCACTGAGTTACGAACATCCAGATTAAAGTTTGGCAGATTAAGCTTGGATTGAATCTCAGATACCAACGGGAGGTAATACTTGGTCAAACTTTGTAAATATTGGTGACTAATGTCGGATACACTGGACTGAGCATCACCTTGACTGGATAGAATGTAACTAGTCGGAATACCGAAAGCACTAGCAACTCGTTCAGTTGACCAGTCCAAAGTAGATAGAAAGTCAGCAACATTCTTATCAATCTGTATTTGACTCAGGGTAGCTGATTGATCCATCACAATGGTTGAAGACTCACCAGATAGATTTTGTTCCTCAAACTTGGAACGAATGTTGTCCTTAGTTGCCGCATCAACTTTGGCTTCAGGAATCGTAATAAGGTTACTTGGCATGATGGCTCTTTTTAGTTGGCTTAGTGTAAGCTTCTGGGCCTGAGCTTTGGTCTGCAACTCATTAGCAAGTGAATCCAGTGGGCTAATACCTACATACTGGCATCCATCGAAGCCACTCTCTGGGTTGCTTAATAGTCGGAAGTGTAATACCTCATTAGCTTCAGCAATTACCTCTCCCCGTTGATCGCCAAAGTTGATGTCATATTGAATAACATCGCTGGAATCTCCCATTTCAATGGTTACTTCTGAGACTGGGATAATCTCCAACCAGTTATCATGAATCAGTACATAAGAGTTACCAGTCACCAACAATTGGGTAACAACGGTAGTCCAGAATTGATAAGAATTGGTCATGGGACTGGTTGTAACCGTTAATAGATTGGTGTATTGACCAGCATTAATTGGATGAAGCATAAATGAAGCAACGTCTGAAGCAATCAAATTAACCACTGAGAACACATCAGAGTTCTTCAGGCTTGTGCTAGCATCAATCAATGTGTTGGGAACGATATTATTGCCCTGAATGATAAATGGTTGGTACCCTGAGCTGGGAATATATTGGTTTCTTTGGGTAATACCTTGAAAAATACTTGATAATCCCATTACTTACCACCACCCTTCTGAATGGTATCGGATGGTGCTAATAACATTGCCAGAGCACATAATAGAATGCCGGCAACGAGTAATCCGACAAACAGACTGTAAATAAAGCCGCAGATAATCAGGAGTACAAAGCCGGTTAATAAGAGGATTGCTGGTAAAATTTGTAAAAAGTTGTTCATGGGCGGTTACCCCCTTTCTTTAGAATGAAAATTCTGTGTTGAAATAATTATTAACGTCATTTTCTGACATACCATTGAACGGATTCTTTTTGTCTTCTTTAATTCCATGATTAGGATTGGAGAAGTAGAATGCCGATTCAGACATTGCGTCTATGGTGGCGTCTAAACAGTCGATCTTCTTAGACATGGCCTCTTTATCAACTTTTATCCCATATGCATTGGTCACGGTAATCGCATTAGTACAAGCAGCCTGTAATATCTCGTCATTAAGCATGGAAATATTCCCAGATATAAACTGATTGCGAAGGAATACCGTTGGTTGATTAAGAGATAAGCTACCCTGTCGCAATGTTATAAAAGGTACCTCGTCCATATTCTGGTTTAACCAGTCAGTCATTGGTCCAGCTTGGTATGGATCATAGATGAAGGCTTTAACAGTAAGGTTATGGTCGTGTACAAAATCAAGGAACCATCGTCCGACTGAATCCTCGTTGATTAACCCCTGTGGATTATCCGAAATGGTTGCAAACCCTTTTTTAGAGGCTTCTGAATACCGGATACCATCTGTCTTTTCTTTGGTCAGCAGATTGTTATTAGACCTTGCAAGGGGAACAAATGAATGTTGGTAAATGTGGTACATCTTCTTGCCATCCTTAATGTACGGGAAGACAAAACTGAATGAAGTGTCGTCTGATACATGGGATAAGTCAAAGCCTACGTAACAGTCACGGTTATCAATGTTGAATGAAGGAATGATGGCATTCTGAATATCATCAACCTCTAAGTAATGATTCTTACTTGCTTGGAGCCACATGTTCAGATTACGATTTTGGAACCAAGCGATTCTACCAGCAGATTCTTGCTTATCCTTTTCACTTTTAAGTCCCAGCATTAACCGGTTGTGCATTGAGGGTAAATCAAGCAATGGATTACTCTTAACCCAAGTAGCTGGTTGTTCAGTTTCTTCTAGTGAATCCTGTTCCCAACATAGAAATAATGAGTCGTCAGCCTCCCGTTGGTTATCCTTTTGTACAACTTCTGATAATCGCTGGTAATCGTGGTGCATCGGGACATTAGGTGATTCGTAAGCTGAACTTGTTACAATCAATTGCTTGTTCAATTGATGGATATTACCACTGGTCATCCGACTAATTACCCCATCGGAATATTGTGGGTCACCATACTCATCCAATACCGCCAGAGTAGCGTGAAGACTATCGAACTTTCCTGAACCAGCCGTGAGCCTTAGTATCTGGCTTTTAGTTGAGAATGATTGAATAAGGTCGGCACTAGATTGTATCTGCTGGCTTTCAATCAGCTTTTTAAATGGGGGTAAATTCTGTCCCAGATAGTCAAGTGTTGAACTAAGGTATCGCATTCCTTTTTTTGATTGCCTATCTGTTGTTGACGTGTAAGCAAAGTCTAAGTTTTTCTTACCAGCGTTCTCAATTAAATAGGCGTATGTCAGTAGAAGATTGACTAAATAGGTTTTCCCGTTCGTTCTTGCCACAGAAAAATAAACGTAAGTGTATCTTTTTTCTTTGGTTTTCTTACTCCTCCATCCGTTAATCAAGCAAAGTACAGCTTGTTGCCATTGTTGTAGTGGACGTGGCGACCCAATTTCAACATCTGGACACAGCTTGGAAAAGTTAAGAATTGATCTGACAGCATTCAGATTGTACAGATAAGGAAAATCATCATTACCAGCTCGTACTAAGTCGTTCAAGTGTCTGAACATAGCAAGCTTTATTTTCTTCCCTGCTATCTGTTTTCCAGATAGAACTCGGAAGGCATATTCAGTAGCCGGATCATGGTAATCTTTTTTGATACCATCAAAATAGCAATCTTTGTACAATCGGTTGAAAGTATTTTCAACGGTTACCCCCTGCTTGGAGAAGTCAAACTCCTGTACCTTAGAAGCCATCCTTATCACCACCACCATTTAAGAGGTCAGCGATTGACACATTATCAGAAGAGTTGTCTGGTAACTTGGCTAGTTCTGCTCTGGATTGAGGACTTAGCCCAAGCTGTCGGCCCAATGAATCAAGCTTAGATGTTGCTGAGTCCAGAGTTTTGACAGCCGGATTAGGCTTGTAACCCTCAAAGTGATGTGGGTCAATGATGTCTCCCTTTGGTGTCATAACAATTCGATATAGCGGGTACTGAATGTCATTCTCTTGAATGTTGTCATAGGATTCCCTTAAAAGTTGATAATTAAAGCAGTACGATAGGACAAGTGCTTGGTCGTTTTCCAGTAAGGTATCCCCAATCAACGGCATCAGTTTTGTCCACATAGAACGCCCAGTAGCCTTTAGGTACTTGGGTGGATTTTTACTTATTAGTTTGTTGCCATTTGTTGACATTTATTAACCTGACCTCCTTTCAATAGAATTATGTATCCCCGTTGTATCAACTGATTAACCTATCAGGTACTTTTCTTGATTGCCAAATATTGACCCCTATTAGTATTGCCTGATTGGTACGATTGCTGGTATTAAAGGGATTGCAATGGGTACCCCTTGGTAAAAAGTTTGTGACTGGAGTCCATATAAAGGTTGATTGAATGTTGCCTGCTCTTTTCAATTTCACAAAGGGGGCGGGGTATTAACGCTTGTACAGCAACATTTACAAAATGGAATATCACAATCTTGCAATTACCAGAAATGTATAAAAGTTGTAAAAG